TAGTATCAGATACATTTGAACCATTCTTTTTAAGCCATATACTAGCGTCTTGTATTTGAACATTAGCATTAACTAACTGTACAGAAAATATAATGCTATAAACACCAGAATAAGCAAATGTTATTCTTGAATTAGATACTACACTAACTCCATTATTATCAGCGTCTGAATTGTTGTAGGTTATAAGATATTCTGTATTTGCTGTAGTTATAAATTGATCTTGTGTAGACCAAAAAGATCCCCAATAACCTAATGCTCCACCAGCACCAGTAGCGCCAGTTGTACCTTGACTTCCCTGACTTCCCTGTGGTCCTGTTATAGAAGCTCCTTGATAACCTTGAAGACCTACACTACCTTGACTTCCTTGACTGCCTTGATAGCCAGAACCTTGATTTCCTTGAAAACCCTGTGAACCTTGGTCACCTTTGCTTAAAACTAACTGCCAATTAGATGGATATGATGGTGGAATATATCCAGCTGCACCAATATAAACTGTCATTACATATAAAGAACCATCATATGTAACTGCTTGACCTACTGAATAGGTAACTCCATTATTATAAGATCCTAAATAATCAAATATTTCTGGGCCTTGTGATCCTTGGAAACCTTGATTGCCTTGATCACCTTGTGAACCTTGTTCACCTTGAAAACCTTGGCTACCTTGATCACCCTGTGAACCTTGTTCACCTTGAAAACCTTGGTTACCTTGGTCACCCTGTGACCCTTGTTCACCTTGGAAACCTTGGTTACCTTGGTCACCCTGTGACCCTTGTTCACCTTGGAAACCTTGGTTACCTTGGTCACCCTGTGACCCTTGTTCACCTTGGAAACCTTGATTGCCTTGATCACCCTGTGACCCTTGTTCCCCTTGAAAACCTTGATTACCTTGGTTACCCTGTGATCCTTGTTGCCCTTGGAAACCTTGGTTACCTTGTGAACCTTGTGAACCTTGTATACCTTGAAAACCTTGATTACCTTGATGCCCCTGTGATCCTTGTTGTCCTTGCAATCCTTGATAACCTTGCGGACCTGTTGCTGGATTAGAAACTAAAGTTGTATGAATATGCGTTTGAGTATTATCACGAAACTCAAAAGTGGCAGAACTATTATTTTGTCTTATATTTACATATATTTTTATTCTCAATCTTTTAGTTAAATCTGGCAAAATTGTAGCAGGAACAACGAGATCTGAAACTACTAATGATTGAGTTGTTAAAATAGCAGAAGCTGATGAAGATGAACCTTGTATAATTAGTGTTTCATTGCTTGTGCCATCTGAATCTACATAATAAATACCATAATGCATAGTCGGCACTTGGCCAGTAGTGCTTGAAAGTGCATATAAATTTAATTCCCAAACACCAGAAGTTATAACTGTTGAAGTTAAAGCGCCAACTTGAGTCGTAAATGTTCCAACCAAATAATTATTTGCTATATTTAAACTACCAGTTGTAATTGTGGTTTGTGTTCCGGCATTTACACTCGTTAATAATTCTCCAGTTTGCGGATATGATCCACCGGTAGTATCAAAAAATAAAACTAAACCGCCACTAACACCGGCGTTTCCTTGAAAACCTTGATTACCCTGTAATCCTTGACTTCCTTGTAAACCTTGGTTGCCTTGATTGCCCTGTGATCCTTGAGTACCTTGAAAACCTTGGTTACCTTGGAATCCTTGATATCCAGAATCGCCCTTATCTCCAGTTCTTGCAAAAGTAAGTAATACTTCATCATCATTAGAAAATGTTCCGCTTCCAGATAAATAAGAAATTGTAACATCAAAAAAACTAGGTTCTTCTTCTGAGGAATTGCTTATAGTATAAAGTGCAAATACTGTAGAGTCATTTTTCTTAGATAATTTAAAATGACCTTTTATAGTGCTTGTTGAAGCAGAGATTGTATTTAAGAATAGCGAAAGATCTATGTTTGCATTATTTGGATTATCATCAATTATAACATGCGTAGCTGATGCAAGAGAAGCGTTATTAAATCTTATATAATTGTCACCTGGGTCGTTGATTGAGTAATTATTTGTGTCTATTTTATATTCAACTGTTACGCCACCAAAGCTACCAGTTGATCCCTGATATCCTTGGCCACCTTGATTTCCTTGAAAACCTTGTTCACCTTGTGAACCTTGTTCCCCTTGGAAACCCTGACTACCTTGATCACCTTGTGATCCCTGTTCCCCTTGAAAACCTTGGTTACCTTGATCACCCTGTGACCCTTGTTCTCCTTGGAAACCTTGGTTACCTTGGTCACCTTGTGACCCTTGTTCGCCTTGAAAACCTTGGTTACCTTGGTCACCTTGTGATCCCTGTTCCCCTTGGAAACCTTGGTTACCTTGATCACCCTGTGACCCTTGTTCACCTTGGAAACCCTGATTACCTTGATCACCTTGTGATCCCTGTTCCCCTTGGAAACCCTGATCACCCTGTGACCCTTGTTCTCCTTGGAAACCTTGGTCACCTTGTGATCCTTGTTCCCCTTGGAAACCTTGATTGCCTTGATCACCCTGTGAACCTTGTTCCCCTTGGAAACCCTGATCACCTTGTGATCCTTGTTCTCCTTGAAAACCCTGATCACCTTGTGATCCTTGTTCCCCTTGAAAACCTTGATTACCCTGTGATCCTTGTTCTCCTTGAAAACCCTGCTCGCCTTGTAATCCTTGATTTCCTAATAAACCTTGATTCCCTTGAAATCCTTGATTACCTTGATTTCCTTGGTTACCTTGAAACCCTTGGTTGCCTTGAAGACCCTGATTACCTTGGTTACCCTGCGACCCTTGAAAACCTTGGTTACCTTGAAATCCTTGTTGTCCTTGAGATCCTTTAATAGGACCAACATTTTGCCAATAAACAGGACTTGATCCTGTATAAACAACACCGTCACCTATTGCAGCGGAACCATTAGATGGATTTGGACATGCTTGAGAAGCAGTTCCTTGTGCTGTTGATGTAAGTAGCCACATATCACCAAGTACAGCACCAGAAGTTTCATTATTAAATATATTTTCCCAAGTATCAGATCCCTGTATGGTAACTCCTGCTCCAGTCTGTCCTTGACTACCTTGAATACCTTGGTTTCCTTGAAATCCTTGATTTCCTTGATAACCTTGTGAACCTTGTATTCCTTGTGAGCCTTGTATTCCTTGGTTACCTTGAAAACCTTGAAATCCTTGATTGCCTTGTTCTCCTTGAGATCCTTGGTTTCCTTGAGATCCTTGAGATCCTTGACTACCTTGAGAACCTTGATTCCCTTGAAAACCTTGGCTACCTTGGTTTCCTTGAAAACCCTGTCTACCTTGAAATCCTTGATTACCTTGAAACCCTTGATTTCCTTGCAACCCTTGAAAACCTTGCGAACCTTGAAAACCTTGATCGCCAACTAAAACAAAAGATACAGAAATTAATTCATTTGCGATTAAAGAAAACCCAGCACTAGATTGAACATGAGAAACATTAAAAGAACCATATGTTCCATTAACTGTAGTAGAAGATGTTATTTTAAATACTGTAAACTTTGAAGGATTTGTTATTGATTGAATAAACAATATTGATTTTGTAGAATTTGTAGAATTGTCAAAAAGACTATATATCTCATGAACTTCATTTCCATTAATATCATAAGCACTTAAACTTAATGTTGTTGCAGAAGATATAGTGAGGTTGTTGAATCTTAACTGAGATGGTGTTGGAACACCGGAGATAGAAGTGCTATATATATATTTAATTGATGGGGCATTTATACCTTGATAGCCTTGATAGCCAAGCTCGCCTGTTATATTAACATCCCATATACTTGCGCTTCCAGTTCCTGTTACATAATCAACATCTACAGTTATTTCATTTGTTACTGGATTTGTAGAAGTTACTTTTCCTTCTAAAAAATCATCATTATTAGTAATGTCAACTATTCTTACTCTTACGCCAGCCCTAAATGATAATATATTAGAAATTACTAATGTTTTTAATCCGATTGTTTTTGTTAATGTTGATAAAGATTCAGAAAAACCAAATGAAAAACCCTGAGAACCTTGAACACCTATAATTCCTTGTTCGCCTTGAAACCCTTGATTTCCTTGATTTCCTTGCGAACCCTGTGAACCCTGCGTTCCTTGATTTCCTTGAAAACCTTGTGAACCAGTAATTACGCCTGGAACAAAATTAGTTCCATCGAACTTAATTACTTGTCCAGAAGCGGGAACTCCTACAAAATCATCTTGATCTTGTATTCTCGATGGTTTTTTGCTGAAATGCATTGTTTATTCCAAGTATTTTGGAGTTATTCCTGTAGTGCATCCATCTATATATGATACACCACAAAAATCTGCTAATTGATTTGCAATCTGATTAGTATTTTGCATCAAATCTGAATAATTTATAGTTATTTTTTTACCATTAAAAGAATTGAATATATTTTGACAAATTTCATGCTGTTTTTCTATGGTATCTGGATTAGCTTGTCTACCAAGTAAAGAAACATATTCTTGATAAGATTTTTCTATATTTCTCATAGACCATATTAAACCAATGTTTAAATCACAATCATTAATTAATTTTGCAAAAACACCTTTTCTTAAAAGATCAAAAGATCTTATTCCCATTTTATTAAAAACGCAGCTTTCTTTTTTTAATTTCCAATATGTAGATGTATTTAATGAAATATAATTTGAAAATTTATCATTAAAACTACCAGTTGGATACCACAATGCATTATCAGATTGTGGACTTTTTTCAGACATACTTATGCCCAAAGAACTAATTATTTTTGATATAACGCTAGTTCCAGATCTATATGTTCCTAAAACTATATAACAATCGTTCATTCTAAATCCTCATTTCTATCATTAAAAAATTTATTAATATCTTTTAGTAAATTACTATTTCCGACATATCTATATATACCCTGTTCTATAGCAAGATCTTTTTGCAATGAAAAATCATTATTATCTAATAAATCAAATCTAGATGCATATTGTCTATCTATTTTATTTCCATGATTAAGATGAAAAACCGGCTGATCTATATAATCAATATCAATATTGTTTTTGGGCAAAGTTAATAAATCGTCAATAAAGTTGTTTTTAAATTTTTTATACTTTATAAATGGTATACTTTTTGTTTCTTCTAAATCTAACCACTTGATTATATTTATTGTGTCTCCTCCGCCAACTATGCATTTATCATATAGAGGGTTATTTAATAATGTTTCTTTTTTGGTTATCCAAGCTATACCTGGATTTCCATAAACAAAGTCTTCTGAAAATAGCGTTTTTTTATAACCATCTTTTCCGCCAGAAACAACGACTTGTTTTGAAATAGAATCGTGTTTAAATGTATAAAATCCATTGTATTTAGTATGATTTCTAGGTAAATAATGAACAGAAGAGAACGGTTGAATAAATAAGTTTTCTTTATTATCAATTTTTTGTTTTGCTTGTTCTATCCAGTCTTCTTCTGAAAAAAGAATATCTCCATCAATAAAAGAAACATATTTTATATCATCCGTTAATTTTTGACAAACATAATTAATAACCCTTTCCTTCTGCCATAATAACTGATCTGTTTGAAATTTTATAGTTCCTGGAAATGGCAAATCAAAACTACCATTTGTAGAAATTTCTATCGGTATAATTATAGCATTATATTTTGATAGATTATTATGACATATATAAAAATTATTTAATAAGGATTTTCTTTTATAATGATTCCAATAATACATTATTATTGCAACATCATTATTTATCATACTTTAACCTTTATATTTGAAGTGTAGTTTTGTAATGATATATTCATAACTTGAGCTTCTTGCAAAGAAATACTTCTGTTAAGAAACACGCTAAAAGGGAAATAAGCTAAGTATCTTGTTTTAATTGAATTTTCTATGTCTTGATGAGTTGAGTATACAACCGCATAATTTTCATTGTCTGGAATAAAGTTATCATCAACAAAAGTAACTCTATCCTCAAGACCAAATCTTTGTAACCAAATTTTATTATCTATAAAATCAATTTTATTTTTTGGTTTATAAGAAATAACTTTACATCCAGCTTGTGCTAATATTAACAAATCTGCTGCGGAAGAACCAATGTATATAATATTATTATTAACTATCAAACTGGCTAAATCTATATAGTCATTATTAAAACTTCTATTTGGAACACCGTCAGGAAACACTATTGGAAATTCTAAAAATTGATGTTCAAGTTTTATATTATCTGTTGCTAAATTAACTTTCGGCCAAAAACAAACAGTATTACAAAATTTTAAAAATTGATTTAATGTTTGAATTATTGAATTTCTATCATGTACTTTTTTAATAAACTTTTTTAAATGCCTTGAAGAGATTAAAAATGGGCCGGTCGTAGTTTCTTCTATATATGAAGTAGTTGAGTATTCTGATGATTTACTTTCTGGCATTGGACCATTACATATTTTTAAAACAGCCAAATCAACTTGATATCTAAGCAACGGTTTCCAAGTTGATAAATTGTTATAAACATGCGGAGATAGCTTTTGAGAATTTTCTACAAAAATAAAGTATTCGTAAGAATCTAGCAAAGATGCTTGCTCTAAAAAACTATAAAAATATGAATTTCTATTTTCTTTTTCAAGAGATACAACTTTTCCGACAAAATCTGTATAATTTACATTGCTTGGAAATAATTTATTTTGAAAGCAAACTAAATTTGTTAAGGGTTTTGTTCCAACTCTAAATTCTGTTGATCTAGCATTACATACTGCCATGTTTTCCTCCTAAAAATATATTATAGGAAGAAATCGGGAATGCAATAAAAAAAGGCAGAGCTTTCGCCCTGCCCTTTTTATTTTTATATAGGTCTTATTAGAAACCGCCCAAGAGTACACGGCGGTTATCGAGAACAGCGAAACCGTGTTCACCAAAACCGTACATACCCATCCTACGCTGACGATGGAAAGTAGGATCTTCAAAGATCTCGATTTCCTGACGAACAGGCATAACGAAGCTGTCACGCTTCTCAAGGTCAAGACCAACGACCAACTCGCTCTTGCCAGACAGAGAGCCAGACAAGGTAGAGGTGTAGTAAAGCTGGTATTCCTGACCAACACCAAGTTCATCAATCTCATGAAGATTTACGCCGAAAACCTGAGATAAACCACCTTCCTGAGAAACAAAAATTTCTCGGCGGGTGAAGTCATCAACTTCGTTAATATCCCAAGTGCGAATATCTTCCATAGCTTCTGGAGATACATACAGATCGGTAAGCTTTCCACGATTAATGGAAGTGCTGTTACCACCAGCATTCCTACGCATCACGGTCTTCATCAAGGCAATAAGCCTCTTGCTGAAGTAACCAGCGGTAGCAACGCTGTCAGTCACAAGAAGGTTCCTACCTTTACCAGCAGCGATGATTACATGCCAACCATCATTATTGTTCTTGCGGGTAAAAGAAGCTTCAAGGGTCTGCATTGCACGACCAACAATATCCCAACGAGCATCACGAAGATACTTAAGGGAGAAGTCGATGGAAGCACCAACTTCATAGGTCTGTACAGTCAGATAATCGCCTTCAACATGGCGTTCTGGAATACGACCTTGGGAAGGAATGGTGTAAGCGATGAAGTCCTTCTCAGAACCTGGAGACAGGAAATCGAGAGGGAATTCAACAGCAGTACCTGGCTGGAAAACAACCTGTTCAAAGATGTTTCCAAGAATATCGCCCTTCAAAACGCCTTGGCGCAAAGGAAGGGTAAGAGCCTTGGCAAGTTCCTTCTGAGCAGCTACAGCAACTTCATAATTGTTGCTACCAGCCTGTTCAGCAAGTTTAACCATTTCTGGAGTTGGGGTCTTCATGGTATTAGTTTCTCCTCTTTATTATACGATTGGAAGGTCAATGAATACTTTTGCATACCCATCAGAATCAACTCCACCAAGGAATTGACCGACCTTTGGAGTTCCAGAGGTCTGAGTATCGGTTAGCAAACCATTAGCTGCCAAATAAGCGGATTCGCCAGCTGCTGGAGAAACCCCAGAAGCGATCTTATCAGTAACAACCCATCCCTTCGTAAGAAGAGGAACTTTTTCGCCAACCAACTGTTCATCTTTGTGCCAGTTGCGATGCTGACGAGTAATGTCGATGGACACTACATCTGCCAAGCAAAGACCAGCTGGAACAAGGCCGGAAGGATTAGATGCCCTAGTTACGGTAGCTACATCATCAGCCAAAGCACCGGAACCGGAAACGCCGAATACCAATACTTCGCCCTTTTCAATTTCGATATTGCAAAGATTGCTAATATCGGTAACAACAATGTTGCGATCTGGTTTAAGAGCCATGAGAATGTTTCTCCTTATTCTTCGTTCTTGCCAAGGTTTTCAGTTTCAACACCAAGATAGGCAGCGATTTGAGAAGCGACTGTCTGAATTGGATCTGCATCATTTGCAGGAACATTCAAAGCAGCTTCTTCCTTAACTTCTGCGTTATCTAAAACTTCTTCAGTTGCGACTACTTCTGCATTGTCCTCTTCTGCCATTACAGTTCTAGGACAAGAGCAAGTCTCTTCTTTTTCCATTTCTGGATTTGGCATCATTTCAGCTGTTTTCTTAAGCATCATGAGTTCTTCATTCAGCTTTTTAGCAGCAGCTTCATATTCAGCCATTTTCATAGAAAGATAATCACTCTGTTTGGCAATAACGCCAGCAAATGACTCATCTTCAAGGTTGTTCATGAATGACACAATGCCTTCTGCTTCTGCCTTGGACATGCCAAGCTTTTCAGAAACAAGAGCAATGCGATCACTCTTTTTCTTCTCTTCTTTCATCTTCTGCAATTCTTCAGTAGCTTTGGTAAGCTCCTGCTGCATAAGATTTGCCTTGGCAACAGCTTCAGAAAGTTCAGTCTCTAGTTTGGCTGTATTTTCAACAGCGACTTCAACCTTCTTTTCCATTTCAGCTGCCTCGGTCTTTTCGACAATCTGTTCAGACATTGAAAAATTCTCCTTAACTTCTGGAGTCTCAAGACTTTCATACCCCAAATCAACTATTTTTGCTTCGGTTTGTAGTATAACGCTATCTGGGTTGGCTGGTTTACGAACTAAGCCCTTTCCAGAAAATATTATATTTCTTAAAACACGGCCTATCTTTTGATTTCCGTAAACACCAGTTCCGCCATATGATCTTAAATACTTTGTTAAAAATGAGGTAGCCTCATTTCTTGCTATAATTCTGGTTTTTTTACCATCAGTCATAGCATAATCAAAGTTGCTAAACAAAGCTTCCATCGACACAAACCAAGTGCCATTAGGGATTTGCGTAATTATATCATTAATCTGCAATTTCTTTTCTTGATTTTCCCATTCTTTATAAATTACAGCAGATGTAACAATATTGTAATTTTCTGGAGGAGTATCAGAAGTTATAGGCGAACCATTTTCATCAACTGGATAACAACCAGTAATGTGACCAATGATAATGTCTTGATTGTGTTCAAGATTAAATGGTTTATCTTCTGGCGTACTTCTAGCTTTCCACATTTCCTCTGCATCAAAAACATCATCGTTCTTATTCCAGCCTGTACTTACCAAAATAGACTTTAAATAAAATAAGTCTTCTTGGTTTTTATTTTCTGCTTTTGCTATTTCAGCTATTGTTTTATTAAACTTGTTATTAATAAATAGCTGTTCATCAACAGATGATTCCGAAGCTACCATATCAAAAGCTATGGAATTACTAGCTTTTACAAATTCGGAAACACCGTCTTCAATTTCTGTCTTGAATGGTTCAATCATAGTGTCACCTCTTTTTAAGAAATACACCAAACCAATTGAGTATTCTTTTATACAATGGAACATAACCGCTTATGCACAAAGAAATTGTATCTATTTGAATTTGAGGTTTGTCTGCAAACTGAGCTAAAAACTCAGATGTATTTTTTGAATCAAAATAAAAATTATCAAAAAATCCATTAACTTTCACTTTTTTTAAATTATTATAATTCAAACTTTTTGGCCAAGCAGCTTCTAAAACATCTGGGTTATTATTATTTATTAATGGTGGCCAAACATCTTGATTAGATGTAACTGCAAAAACAGCAGTTTTCCATGCGTTTAACATTTCTGAATTCCACTTAAAAACAGAAGCATCAAAACCTTGGTTAATTTGTTTTTCAAAAATATTATAAGCCATAGGACTTACTTTAGTGTCTGTGGCATGAACAATTACAAAACAGTCATTTCCGTTTTCATCAAAAATAATTGGTAACGCTTTTCTAAAATTAATACTTTCATAAAAACTTGTACTTCCTGTTTTGTCTACTGTATTTCTATAAATAACTTTATGTATTAAATTATTTTTTTGTAATTCATCTAAAATCCATTTTTTGGAAATCTCTGGGTCTGCCCATAAAACATAAATAATAGGATGGTGTTTAAAGAAAACTCTACATCTATAAATATGCTGAACATTGTCTATTAGTTCATGATATCTGCGATGAAGAGTTATCAATATTATCGGTTTTTTGTAATCCGATTGTGTGCATCGCATATACAGAAGCCTGTATTTTTCTAGTTATTTCTGATGTTGGTAAATTGCCAGTTTTTTCTAAATACTTAGCCATACAAGTTTTAAAGAAGTCTTCTACATCAGTAGGTATTTCAAGTTTCTCTTTTAATGAATTAAAAATAAAAGTCTTACTAATTTTTTGATCTGGTTCTGTTTTGCATAATAGAGCAAACTTAATATGTTCAAACTCATTTATTTGTGCAACAGAAAGATCTCTTAGTGTTTTCTTGTTTATACTCTTTAAATAAGCTGGCTGGACTATTTCTGCTATAGTCTTTTGTGTTTGCTCTGCCCAATTAAGCCTATCTATAAAATCAGATGCCATAGCTGGCTTAATCACTTTTCTTTTTCTTGGCAAGCTATCAGTTTTTCCGAGAGGTCTTCCCTGTCCAGATTCACCTTTTGGTTGCTCATCATTTTGATTAGTTGGATTTTGCGCCGGAGCTATAGAAGATGCCGGAGCTTTTATGCCAAAATATTCTGGTGGCAAAATTCCAAGTTGTGTAAATATTTTTTCAACAGCTTCTTTATGCTGCGGACTATGGAAAGGAGATGCCTTTGGAGGTAGCATATCTTGTTTTCTATAATCTCTTTCTCTTCTAAGTCGAACACTTTCAATTTCTGGTATAAGATTAAATCTTTCTTGAACCGCTTCCTCACTAATAAGATCTCTATCGGCAAGTTCAATCAACAATCTCTTTTCTGCTGCTTCATCTGATAAAGTTTGATGGTCAAATACTATTTGGGCTGGTGCTTTAAATCCCATAGCCATTTGAACAAGCTTTACTTCTTTTTCCCAAAATTCAGCAACTACATCACGGCCATATTGAAGTCTTTCTATAAGAGTTCTCAAACTTATATAATTATTTGAAAAGCCAGATCCTCCTGGCAAACCAGTAAGTGATGGCGGAATACCAAGTCCGGCATAAATAGAATTTAAAATAGGCTTATATTTTTCTTCGCCTAAAAAATTAACTAAATCAGTTTTAGTTTCAACAACATCAATTTCTGGACCCCAAATAAGATCCATGCTTCCGCCACCGACATTATTTAATAGCATGTCAGCAAGACGATTAATTGCTTCTTCGGTTGGCAAAATACGATGTTCAAGCGATCCAAGCTTCCAAAGTCTGATATGGCTAATAGCTCCATCTAAAGCTGCTAAATCAGCTAATTTCATTTTTTCCAACATTTGCAAATCTTTTAGCAAAGCATATAACATCGGCTTTGCCCATACTTGCCAATCATCACGCTTGTAGTATAAAGCTACAGTTTTATTTACATCTAACGGAATTAAAAATCCGCCACGAACTGCATAATCATCCATTTCACTAGGTAATGATTTTACAATTTCTTTTTCTATATCGGATTTTGGATTTTTTATTTTTCTAGAAAAACTTTCTGTTAATCTAACGCCAAATCTAAAAGCTTTTGGGCCAATAAATGGAGCTACTTCTTCGACATAAACCTCTATTGTT